CAGAAGAACAAATGTCTGGAAGCATTGAACGAGTGCGACTATGTATTCTTGTTTGATGATGATTGTTTTCCAATAGAAGATGGATGGGCGGATGCGTATATATCCGAATATATCCGAACAGGTAACCATCACTTCTTGAAGATTAATGAAATGCCGACAATAGAAATAAGGGCAGTTATTGATGGCATTACTTCGTGGAGTAATTGTGCAGGGTGCATGATGTTCCTGACAAGGTCAGCAATTCAAACTGTTGGAATATTCAATGAGGACTTTGGGGTGTATGGATTTGAACATGCAGATTACACCAATAGAATCCACAAATTAGGATTTACAATGTTTGGACAATATTTGTCATGCAAAGGAAATGAGAAAATCTACGCATTAGACCTGCAAGGTGTCGGCTCATTTAACGTGACACACAAGTCATCAATGCCATTCAAAGAAATGTTGGAGCATGTAAAGAAAGCAGAAATAGTTTACAAAGGTTTCAATTTGAAACCTTAAATAAAAATTAGTTATGACAGACTTAAAATTAAACAATGAAATCGTTAATTCGGAGGTTTATTTAGAAGATTGTGTAAAGGCATTAAAACGCTATGCAGATAACTATTTTGACTTGGCAATAGTTGACCCGCCTTATGGGATTGCACGATTTGGAAATAGGGTAGAATTAAGCAATAGATTATGTAATAGTGCTAAATTAAACACTTGGGATATAAAGCCAACTAAGGAATATTTTACCGAATTATTTAGAGTTTCAAAACAACAAATAATTTGGGGTGCAAATAACTTTGAATTACCAACAACAGAATATTTTATAGTTTGGGATAAAGAACAAACAGTTGACAATTTTGCAAGTGCTGAATATGCTTGGACTAACGTAAAAAAACCTGCTAAAATATGCAAACATTCAATTCATAAAGTTATGGCAACAAGAAAAGCGGATGGCGGTAAAATACACCCAACACAAAAACCAGTTTATTTATATGATTGGCTTTTACAAAACTATGCTGAAAGCGGAATGAAAATTTTAGACACCCATTTAGGAAGTGGAAGCAGTAGGATTGCAGCGTATAAAGGCGGGTTCAACTTTGTAGGATTTGAAATAGATAATGATTACTTCAATGCACAGGAGAAAAGATTTAACGAATTTAAAAGTCAATTACGGTTATTTTAACGATACGCTATAAAAATCAACTATGAAAATTCTAATTAAATATCCATCACGAAATCGCAAAGAGAAATTCTACGACACATTGAATAAGATGAAAGCAATGGCGAACAATCTTAACGATATTATTTTTCATTTTACCATTGATGATGATGAAGTTCAAATGTACTTTGTCGAAACACTTGGAGGCAATAGCAACAATAAGATTCACGCTGTGAATAGAGATGTTCCTGAATCAGATTGGGACATTTTAGTAGTGATGTCTGATGACATGGTGTGCGTTACTCATGGGTGGGATGACATCATTCGTCAAGACATGAATGAGAACTTCCCTGATACTGATGGGGTGCTACACTACAACGATGGAAATCAAAAAGCAAATGTGATGACAATGTCCATCATTGGCAGGAAATATTATAATAGGGATGGGTACATCTACAATCCAGAGTACCAAAGTTTGTGGTGCGATGTGGAGGCAACGGAAGTGGCACACATGCGAGGGAAGTATAAATACATGGGTGATGACACAATTCTATTCGCACATCACCATCCTGCATGGGGATTCTGCCTACATGATGAACAGTATCGCAAAACTGAATCACCGTACTATTGGCAAAGGGACAGGCAAGTTATAGAAAATAATCGTGCTAAAAACTACGGATTGAAAGAAAATGAAATAATAAATGGATTTAAATATCAAAACTTATGATAGATTACACACAACAACTGGAACAGGATGTGATTCTAAACTACTTTGAAAGCAAAGAGCATGGCATTCTGCTTGACATCGGAGCAAATGATGGCGAAACATTCAGCAATTCAAGAGCATTGATTCTGAACGGATGGACAGGTGCATTGGTAGAACCTGATCCACAGCCATTGTATAAGTTAGAAAAATTGTATTATCACAATAATTACATTCAGATAATAGACAATGCCATTGATAACTACAACGAAAAGATAACGATGCATTGTTCAGGCACACATTTGAACATGGGTGACATGGGGTTGCTGTCAACGATCAACGAAAAAGAGAAAGACAGGTGGCATGGCGAAACATTTACAGAAGTAGAAGTTGATGTGATTGACTTCAAGACATTGCTTGACATCACCAAGTTCACAACGATTGATTTCATAAGCATAGATGCAGAGGGAAGCGACTATCGGATATTGGAACAGATAGACTTGAAGGCATTGAATTGCAAAATGGTATGCGTGGAATACAACAATATCGATGGGATGAAATATGTGAAGTACATGGAGCAGTATGGCTTTAAAATTATCATGATGAACGGGTGCAATTTAATTATGGCACTATGAAACTATCAATACTGATTCCAACATTACCAAATCGCAGAAAATTATTCAATGCGTTATACAAAAAACTAACTGCACAGATAGACTATGTGCATACAACACATCCATCACTTGGACAGGTCGAGATATTGTTTGACAAGTCAAAGAAGTTTCTCAAAGGTGGGTTGACTGTTGGTGGTAAAAGAGATGCGTTGAAGTGCAAAGCAACTGGTCAATACCTTGTATTTGTTGATGATGATGATAATGTTGCACCAAACTATGTTCAATCAATTTTAAGATTAACAGAAACTAATCCTGACATTATCACATTTAGGTCGCTTTATAAGTCAGAGCATTATTGGGGGATAGTTGACATGAATTTAAATTACGCAGAGAACGAGCAGATGAATGACAGCACTATTGTAAAGCGACAGCCATTTCATGTGTGTCCTATTCGCACAAGCATTGCACAACAACATTCTTTCCCTGACATCAACAATGCAGAAGATTGGGGTTGGATGGTGAAGGTATTATCGGACTGCCAAAAACAAGCACACAGCGATCAGATATTGCACCAATACAATGACTTTTCAATTACATCAGCAGTTCACGAAATAGAACAATCAAAATGAAATTATCAATCTTAATCTGCTCACTTGAAAAACGACACTTGCAACTGCAAAGTTTGTTGGAAGAAATTCAAACACAAATACTTTTGTGCGATGCAACTGCTATCGTTGAAGTCATCACAGAGGTTGACAACAAACAAATCACGACAGGAGCAAAGAGAAACAACTTGCTTAACAAAGCACAGGGAAAGTACATCTGTTTCATTGACGATGATGATCACATCAGCAACGACTACCTTTGTTTAATTTTAGAGGCAATAGAATCGGATGCTGACTGCATTGCGACAACAGGCATCTTCTCAATTAATGGCGGTCATCCTGTGAAGTGGCGATTGTCAAAAGATTTCATTGATGAAGATAAGTTTGATTCACAAATTAATGAGATAGTTTTTTTTAGAAGGGCAAATCATTTGTCACCAGTCAAAAGAGAATTGGCACTACAAGCAATGTTCCCTGACCAATCAAATGCAGAAGATAAAGAATATTCAGGCAGGTTGAATCCATTTCTTAAAACAGAAGTAAAGATTGACAAATCAATATATCACTACGATTTTAAAAACTATGATAAAGAATACTAACAGCCATAAAATAATAGTTTCTTATTCATCAATAGGTAGGGAAGATTACAACAAAGGGCAACTTCGTTTGTATGAATCTATTCTTGAACATTGGGATGGTGACTATTGGTTGCATTCAAAGGAACGTGATGGAATGCTTAAAGATTCAAAACTATTCAAACATCGTGAACATAATGATGTGCCATACTTCTTCAAGTTTACAATGATTCAAACAGCCAGAGAGCAAGGGTACACAGAAATCTATTGGATTGATTCATCAATTATATTGCACAAGGACATCACAGCACTTGCATCACCGATAATGGCATTTTATAATTTAGGACATTTATTGTCCAAATACATTTCAGATGAGGCAGTTGCTAATCTAAATTGCATTACCTATCTTTCGGACATCAAACAGATTTGGGGTGGTGCTATTGGTTTCAACTTTGAGCATCCCATAACATTGGTAATCTATAACAAGATTTTGGAACAAGCACAGATTGGAAGTTTCAATGAAGGCACAAGCACACGAAAGGACTTTGTGGCTCATAGGCATGACCAAGCGGTGATGTCGGTATTGTTTCACGACCACAAGATTCATCTGTTGCACTATGGAAAAATAGTAACATCACCACATCACTTGCCACCATACGAATACGGAGAAGATTATTACTTAATACATAAAGGGATATGATAACACTAATCGAAATAATTTGCTTTTCTGTATTCTTTGCAGAACTGTCAAATGTACCACAGCAACTGATGTACCTACTTTGTAAGTACAGGATATTATACAAGATAGACATCTACAACAGTCCACAACCACGCAGGTGCAGACCTTTTGATTGTGCGATGTGTCTTGCAAGTTGGATAGGATTCGTTTATCAATTAGTAAACTTCACAAATGTATTCCATCTGGTAGCGTACTGCTCTATCTGTTCTGTGGGTGCAGTCTTACTTATTTGTATCTTAAACAAATTAAAGTCGTTAAACCTATGAGGTTTTTAATAATTAAAAATACTATGAAATTAAGAGATGACCAGTACCAACAATTAGTAAATCACAGGGGAGTGATCAAGATGGTAGCAGAGCAGAAACTAAACGTAAGCAATTCACCACACGACACAATGGCGAGGGTGTGGATGCAACTTGGACAAGCACCAGTCAACACCAACTGCAATGCGTGTGTCCTTCAACTTTATGCAGACATAAACAATCTAATGATACAATACGAGAATGGCACAGATTAAAGCAACGACAACAAAAAAGAACTTCGGTGTGCGTAAAAAGGGCAGGGCGAAGAAGTCAAAGAACAAACATTGTAGAAAGACAAAACAAACAAGAGGACAAGGATGAAAATAGTTAAGGTAAAGATTTCAGAGATAAAGCTCAACGAATCAAATCCACGATTCATCAAGGATGACAAGTTTAAGAAGTTGGTGAAGTCAATCAAAGACCTACCACAAATGCTTGACATCAGACCTATCGTAGTCAACAAAGACATGATGGTGCTTGGTGGTAATATGAGATTGAAAGCATGTGTTGAAGCAGGACTGGTTGAAGTGCCGATAATCATTGCCGATAATTTAACAAAGGAACAGGAGAAGGAGTTCCTGATAAAAGACAATGTCGGATTTGGGGAATGGGATTGGGATATTATCGCAAACGAGTGGAATGAGGTTGAGTTGATAGAGTGGGGGTTGGAGATTCCTTTGGACTTCCAAACAGAACTTGAAGCAGAGGAAGATGACTTTGATGTTCCAGCAGATGGAATTGAAACCGACATAGTATTAGGGGATTTGTTTGAGATAGGAGAACATAGATTGCTTTGTGGAGATTCAACAGATAGCGATTCTGTTGCAAAGCTAATGGATGGTCAAAAAGCGGATATGGTGTTTACTGACCCACCTTATGGTGTAGATTACGAAGGTATAAACAATGACGATAGAAAAGGATTAGAGGAATTGTTAAGAGGTGCTTTTGGCAATATGATGGTAAGCACTAATAATGGAGGTTCTTTTTATTGTTTCCATTCAGATAAGTGTTCCGACATTTTTAGTAAAGTTTATCGAGAGTTTTGTCACTTTTCTTCAATGATTATTTGGGTAAAAGAAAGCATAGTATTAAGTCAAACAGATTATCAATCTAAACACGAACCTTGTATGTATGGTTGGTTTGATAATGGAACTCATAAATGGTATTCAGACAGAAAACAAGAAAGTGTATGGATTGCTAAAAGCAAAAGAGAAGAAGGTCACACAACGCCAAAACCAATTGATATAATTACTAAGGCATTAAATAATTCAAGTAAAACAAACCATTTAATACTTGATTTATTTTTAGGCAGTGGTTCAACAATGGTAGCATCCCACCAACTCAACCGCAAATGTTACGGAATGGAATTAGACCCAAAGTATTGCCAAGTGATTATTGACAGAATGAAGAAGTTGGATAGCACATTAGTTATTAAAAGAAACGGAATAAATATATGAGCAACATAACGAAAACGAACACTATAAAGGAGCTTGATTTGAGGCAGTTGGCAATGGTTGAGGCATTAGAGAAACATCTTGGCATCGTCACTACTGCTTGTAGGCAAGTTGACATCGCAAGGACAACGCATTACGAATGGCTCAAAACAAATAAGGCATACAGAAAGCTGTGCAACGACATCGACAATGTAGCACTTGACTTTGCTGAATCTTGTCTGCACAAACAGATAGCAAAGGGCAATCCATTGTCAACAATATTCTACCTTAAATGCAAGGCAAAGAAGCGAGGGTACATTGAGCAAAGCACGATAGAGATAAAAGGTAACATGAAATTCAGAGCAGACTTTGGCACAAGCAATCTTATAAGGGTGTGGATGCAGTTAGGACAAGCACCAGTCAACACCAACTGCAATGCGTGTGTGTTGCAGCTTTATGCAGACATAAACAATTTAATGATACAATACGAGAATGGCACAGATTAAAGCAACGACAACAAAGAAGAATTTCGGTGTGCGTAAAAAGGGCAGGGCGAAGAAGTCTAAAAATAAACATTGTCGCAAGACAAAACAAACAAGGGGACAAGGATGAATATAGTTAAGGTAAAAATATCAGAGATAAAGCTCAACGAATCAAATCCACGATTCATCAAGGATGACAAGTTTAAGAAGTTGGTGAAGTCAATCAAAGACCTACCACAGATGCTTGACATCAGACCTATCGTAGTCAACAAAGATATGATGGTACTTGGTGGTAATATGCGATTGAAAGCATGTGTTGAAGCAGGACTGATTGAAGTGCCGATTATCATTGCCGATAACTTAACAAAGGAACAAGAGAAAGAATTTCTAATTAAAGACAATGTTGGATTTGGTGAATGGGATTGGGATATGATTGCAAACGAGTGGAATGAGGTTGAGTTAATAGAGTGGGGATTGGAGATTCCAAACTTTGACAGCGAAGTAGAAAGTGAAGAAAAAGAAGGACAAGAAACCGATAAATGTATAGTTTGTGGCAAATAAATTGACAGCAGACAACGTAGATGTTACTGTTACATCAACGGATAACTACACTATTATAGACACAGGCATAAATTTGCAACAACAGGCAATGGTTATGGCATTGGAGAAGTCATTGGGAATAATTACAGCAGCGTGTCGTGCAGTTGGCATTGATAGGACAACACATTATTCGTGGTTAAAGAAGAACAAGGCATACAGAAAGCTGTGCAACGACATCGACAACGTAGCACTTGACTTCGCTGAATCTTGTCTGCACAAACAAATCGCAAAGGGCAATCCATTGTCAACAATCTTCTACCTTAAATGCAAGGCAAAGAAACGAGGGTACATTGAGCAAAGCACGATAGAGATTAAAGGTAACATGAAATTTAGAGCAGACTTTGGCACAAGCAATCTTATACAATCCCCATCCGAATCAACAGAAGATACACAATAGCATCAATGATGAAGATTACAAATACTATGTGATTTGTATCGGTAGGCAGTTTGGCAAAACAATGATGGCTACCAACCAGATGATGTATTGGGCATTGAACAATCCACGAAGCAAGATAGCGTGGGTAAGTCCTGTTTACAAACAGGCGAAGAAAGTATTTGCAGACACTTACAAAGCATTCATCAAAAGACCAGAGATTTATAAGAACATCAACAAGGGTGATTTGATTGTCGAATATCGCAATGGCTCAACGATTCAATTCTTTTCATCCGAGAGGTACGACAACATTCGTGGTTACACCTTTGACTATCTTATATGCGATGAGTTCGCATTCATGGATGCAGAGGCATGGACAGAGGTGCTACGAGCAACGGTGTTGGTGAAGGGCAAGAAGGTGATATTGATAAGCACACCACGAGGTAAGAATCATTTCTATCACTTGCACCAATTAGATTCAGTCAATCCACAATACAAGTCATTTAGCATGTCATCCTACGACAATCCAATGATTCAGAGATCAGAGATTGACGATGCAAAGCTCACACTACCTGAACACATCTTCAAGCAAGAGTACTTGGCTGAATTTCTTGATGGGGGTAGTGGTCTGTTCCTGCACATCAACTATTCAACACAGGTGGACACATCGCCAAAGTATTATGCAGGATTAGACTTGGGAAGGGCAGATGATTATACGGTCTTGACAATCTTTAACCAACAAGGTCAAATGGTGTTCGTTGATAGGTGGAGGCAAACGACATGGAGCAACATTGTAGCAGAGGTATGTAAGCACATCAACACATACCAAGCATTCACGTTTGTCGAGGTCAACAGCATCGGTGATGCTATCTTTGAGCAGGTGCAGAAGGGTGTGATGCACAGGGATAGAATCTATCCATTCGTCACCACATCGAAGTCAAAGCAAGACATCATTGAAGCGTTGATTGTGGCTAACAACAATAAAGAGGTGCAGTTTTTACCAATAGATTGGCTACGCAAAGAATTTGAGGTGTTCACCTACGAGTACAATCCATCTTCCAAGTCAGTCAAGTATTCTGCACCATCAGGATTCCACGATGATGGTGTCATGGCTACTTGCATTGCATACTACTCATTGAAGGCAAACAAGAATTCAGGCATCTACAATGTTAGGTGATGCCTATACAAACCAAACTAAACTACTTATATTATTATGAAGAAATTCTCATGGGGTAATCTTACATTAGGGCAATACGCTGATTTTGAAAGAATAAGGAAGCAAGTGTGCATCTTACCAGTTGACCTTTTAGAAAAGGATTGTAAACTGATTTCACTACTCACAAAGATTCCTTTGGCAGAGCTTGAATCAATGCCAATGTCTGAATTCAACGAGTACCGGAAACAGATGTATGAATTTGTGGCGATAGAATTGAAGGGAAAGTTTATGGCAAAGTTTAAGTTGGCACATCGCAAGTTTGTCTTTGATCCATCGAACAACAACATTAAGGTGAGTAACCTTACTGACTTGTCGCTGTTGAAGATTACAGGCGAGAATCTGGCAGAGCAGTTGCCAACGATTGTGAGTATCTTCTGCAAAGAAAAGAAGGTGTGGTACATGCCATTCAGAAAGCCATTGGAATTCCAAGAACGAATGAAGTTGTTTAAAGATAAACTTAATTTAGAGATAGGATTCGGTGTGGCTGTTTTTTTTTGCAAGGTATCGGAAGAATTACCCAATCTTATGCAGAGCTATTTGGAATCAGAGCTAATGAAAGTGGACAACCTGCTGAACGAGGCGAAGGAGATGATACGACAGGTGGAGGAGGGGTGACCTTGTTCCAACAATGGGGATATATGTACACAGTCCACATTCTGTGTAAGTATGATAGAACAAAGTGGGACTACTTTATGGAAATGAACATTATCGATTTCTTTAACTACATGAGTTTAGAGCAGGACATCGAAAAGGAAAGAGAGTTACAACGCATGATGCAAAAATAGAATGGAAGAAAAGTCGATATATCAAACACTTGAAGATTTTGGCAACAAGGTGCAGCGTGACTTGCGTAAGAGTTTGGTCGATAAGAGGTCAAACGCATCCAAGAACTTATCGCAGTCGATTGCATTTAATGTGAAGTTTAAGAGTGACACCGAGATTCAGTTCAAGTTGGAGCTTGACAGATACTACGAGGCGGTTGACAAGGGCAGAGGCAAGGCAACAAAGAAGGGTGCGATACCATTGAAGGAATCAATCTACCAATGGATAATACAGAAGGGGTTGGCAGTTAGCAGTCCAAAGGGAATAAATCTAACAGCGAAGGGTGCAGGTAAGAGTCTTGGAGTAGCGAAACCAAAGCTGCGTTCAATGATTGAAACACAAAGAAGAAACATGGCATATTTGATTGCAAGAAAGATAAACAGATTTGGAACGAAGGGCAACAACTTTTATAGTGCTGTTGTCAATGATAGTTTGTTTGATGACCTGCGAATAGATTTGAGTGATTCATTCAAACGTGATGTAATAATTGATATAAATAAAATAGAAATAATATAATGGCTTACTCATTCGTAGCAGCATACCAATCACCTGCACCAGTATTCAATCCGATGCCATTCGTGGTGACATCAACAGACAACACACAACCAAACTTTAAATATGTGTGCGATGTGTATGTGAGTGGGGTGACAGGGTACACAAGACTTCTGCTCAATTCCGATCCAACCACAGGAGCAGCAGCGTTTCTTGTGAATCAGATTTTAAGGAGCAGAGTGACATCTGACTTCGATGTTACCACAACAACGGTAACGAATCCATTCAAACAATGTACTAATGGTCATGTTATCTACGAGTTGAAGTTCGGACAGCAGTACGGTGCATCTGGAAGCATTGTCACCTATGCAGACATACTTGTGACTGGCACACTATACGGATTCAATGGATCACTTGATTCACAAGATTGGTTGAACTACATTGGCTCAACCTACAACATTTTATTAAGCACACGAAAGTTCTTTCAAAAAGACAAGTCATTCGCTAACTTCCCTATTCGCATTACAGACCAAGCGTGGCTGTACTACTTCTGCGACACGACAAACAAGGATGCGTTGTTAGAGATTGTCACTTACGATGGACTTTCAGTAACACCATTGCAGACTATCACTTTGACAAATCAATATACCAACAAGACAACATACAAACTATTTCAACGTGCATCAGTTGGCCCAGTTGACCTTAACCTTGTCGATGCTACATTGATAGTCACAGGCACACAGCCATTCATCACTTCATCGGTTGCATATTACACTATCAACTTGACAAACAATATAGGAACGCAGTCAAGTGAGATGATGACATATTACATCGACAAGACCTGCACCAATTCAGAGGAGTTCCCAGTGTACTTCAAAAATAATTACGGTGGATTTGATACCTATTCTTTTTACAAGAAGTCAAAGCGTATAGCAGAGATTTCACGCAAGACATACCAAAAGAATGTGGGAAGTCTTATCGGCACTAAATGGAACTACTTGACAACGGACACAGGCGAGGTGACAATGGACACACAGATCAGCGACAAGTATCTGCTCAATTCAGATTGGATAACGGACAACACAGCGAAGTGGCTCAAACAATTATTCACATCACCCGAAGTGTATCTGTACGATCCAATGTTGGCAATCTATGTGCGAGTGAATGTGAAGGCATCGGCATACGAATCAAAGAAGATAGACAACGAGAAGATGTTCAATTTGACATTAGAACTTAAAGCATCACAGCAGTCATATAGACAACAGCAATAAATGATAAGGTCAGAGCTTTATATTAACAACATTCGTGTTGAACTGAATCAAGAGGTACAGGCATCTATCACCTACCAGATAGCAGACATCCGTATGCCTGACAAGAGGCAAGGCAGTTTCTCAAAGACTGTTTCATTGCCGGGAAGTCCTACAATCAACAACCTATTTACATCCATCTTTGACCTTAACACATCGGTGCAGACAAGTGGTGTCATTAACTTTGCTCCTGACTTCAATCCAAATCTCAAAGCATCATTCGTGCTGTTGGTGGAAGGCATTGAGCAGTTTCGTGGTTATATGAAGTTGCAGAACATCACACGCATACAAGACCAACTTCAACAGGTGATGTATGAGGTGAATCTGTTTGGTGATGTGGCGAGTATATTCGGAGTGATAGGGGATGCGAAGCTCAACGCATTAGATTTGAGTGCCTACGACCACACTTACAACAAGGCAACACAAATAGCAACATGGAACACAGCGAACATCAATGGTGCAGGGTATGTGTACCCAATGATTAATTATGGGGGTATGGGTGTAACAAGTTGGGATGTGAATGATTTCTTTCCTGCTATTTATGTGAAGACATACATCGATGAGATATTTGATGCAGCAGGTTATAGTTACACATCAACATTCTTTTCGTCATCTTACTTCAAACATTTAATTGTTCCATTCGCAGGTGATAAGTTAACGATAAGTGCGTTGACTGCCTACCAAAGAACATTCAAAGCAAACACAAGTGCATTGACAAGTGCTTATGCAGTTTTAGTTTACAATCCAATTTTGTACAACGCAGAAACACTTGATCCATTAAACCAGTTTAACACATCGACAGGAAAGTTCACCACAGCACAGCGTGGTTTCTATTCATTTTATTCAAGTGGTGTCAGCACATTTACAGCATTTGATGATATTGAATACAGACCAAATGCGTTCTATGGATATTCTGCAAATGTAAAGGTTTATCGTTCTGCTGTGTTAATTGCAACGTATGGCATAGGAACTACTGCAACAGGTGGAGCAAATATAAGTCCGATAACACCAGCAGGAACATTGATTAAAACATTTACTTATCAAGGGTGGACACCTACCTTTGTTTGTGATGTGGGTGATGTGGTGCAGGTGGAAGTGCGTTCATCTTTTGCACCTACTGATATAAATCCATTAACAGGGTTGCCTGAAAGAGTTACGCAAACCATTTCAGCAAATTCAATTTTTTTAAATCAAATATCAAACACAGCAATAGTTGATGGTGCGAGTATAACTTTAAACGATACATTACCAATCGACATCAAGCAATCTGACTTCTTGATGTCAATTATCAGAATGTTTAATCTATTTGTTGAAACGGACAAGAATGATTCCAACAATTTAATCATTGACACTTATGATTCATTCTATGGTGCAGGAACGACACAAGATTGGAGCAAGTTACTTGATGTGTCAAAGCCAGTCATCATAACACCTATGGGTGCATTGGATGCGAGAAGGTACACAGTAAAGTACACGCAAGACACAGACTTTTGGAACAAGAAATATTTTGATTCTTATGGTAAAACTTATGGTGAATATAATAAAGACATCACAAATGACTTCTTAAAGAATGAGAATAAGAATGAGGTGATATTTGCACCTACACCATCGATAGGCACAACTGCTGTGGATAGAATCATTCCAGAGATTTATCAGTTAGATTCCACAGGACTGCAAACAAAATTGCGTAGTAAATTAAGAATCTTATATTATGCAGGAGCAAAGAATACTGTGAATGGATTTACTTATACCAGTTATGTGACAGGCAGCTCATCAGAAATTTACTATCCATATGCAAGTCACATTGATGACGCAATCACGCCAACCACAGACTTATCGTTCGGAGTGCCAAATGAAATCTACTATGTGAATCCATACGGACAGACTTCGTACACTAACAACAATCTATTCAACCAATATCACAAGTTATTCATTGATGAAATCACAGATGTGAATTCAAAGATAGTGACTGCATTCTTTCGTTTACAGCCATTAGACATTCTTGTGTTGTCATTCAGAAACAAGATATACATTGATGGACAATACTATCGATTAAATAAAGTCATAGACTACAATCCATTAGTCGAGGGTGTGACAAAGTGCGAGTTGTTAAAGATAAAGAATGGAGTGCCATTTGTTGAAACAACAGCAGAGCTGACATTCACAAGTGGTGAAAAGTTAGGCATCGACAAAGCTCCATCTGCACCAGACAATGTGGGTAGGGGTGATATAGCAGCATCGACAAACAATGTGACAGTAGGTCGTGATAATTACATCAGTCCATCTGCACGATATACTCTGGTGAATGGTAGCAACAACTTCGTAGGCAATGATGCTGCGAGTATCAATATCTCTGCGAGTAGTGGTGTGAGTGTGTTGGGTGGCTTGACAAATGTTACTGTCATCAACACCAACGACATTGTTATTCGTGAATCAAACATCACCTACATCAATGGTGTGCGAATGAGTGGCAGCGACAATATATACACAGCAAGTGCAAGTCAAACGATTTCAGCATTAGGAACATGGGAGTGTACATCACCAATGACATTGACATTAGATGTGACATTGTTTAACACAGGCGATTCAATAAGGGTAAAGAATGTAGGTGGTGGTGCGACAGTTATCATTGATGGCGGTGGCATCTTGATAGATGGTAGTGCTACACAAACAATGGCTATTGCTTATGACACATTAGAAATTTATTACAACGGAACAGTTTATTTTATAAGATAAGAAAATGGCAGACAAGTCAGTATCGATAGATTTAATTATCAAAAGTTCAGAGGCAGCATCTTCACTTAAAGAGGTGAAGCAATCTTTGAATTATGTGAATCCATACGGACAGACTTCATACACTAACAACAATCTATTCAACCAATATCACAAGTTATTCATTGATGAAATCACAGATGTGAATTCAAAGATAGTGACTGCATTCTTTCGGTTACAGCCATTAGACATTCTTATTTTATCATTCAGAAATAAGATTTATATTGATGGACAATATTACAGACTTAACAAAGTCATCGACTACAATCCATTGGTAGATGGTGTGACAAAGTGCGAGTTATTGAAGATAAAGAACGGAGTGCCATTTGTACAGACAACAAGAGAACTTACATTCACAAGTGGCGAGAAGTTAGGCATCGACAAAGCTCCATCTGCACCAGTCAATGTGGGTAGGGGTGACATAGCAGCATCGACAAATAATGTGACAGCAGGTCGTGATAATTACATCAGTCCATCGGCACGATACACCCTGGTGAATGGTAGCAACAACTTTGTAGGCAATGATGCTGCGAGTATTAATATCTCTGCGAGTAGTGGTGTGAGTGTGTTGGGTGGCTTGACAAATGTAACTGTCATCAACACCAACGACATTGTTATTCGTGAATCAAACATCACCTACATCAATGGTGTGCGAATGAGTGGCAGCGACAATATATACACAGCAAGTGCAAGTCAAACGATTTCAGCATTAGGAACATGGGAGTGTACATCGCCAATGACATTGACATTAGATGTGACATTGTTTAACACAGGCGATTCAATAAGGGTAAAGAATGTAGGTGGTGGTGCGACAGTTATCATTGATGGCGGTGGCATCTTGATAGATGGTAGTGCTACACAAACAATGGCTATTGCTTATGACACATTAGAAATTTATTACAACGGAACAGTTTATTTTATAAGATAAGAAAATGGCAGACAAGTCAGTATCGATAGATTTAATCATTAAGAGTTCAGAGGCAGCATCTTCTTTAAAAGAGGTGAAGCAATCTTTGAAGGATATTAAAGATGAAATGATAAAGGCAGGGGAAGGCACACCTGCATTTAATAAATTAGCAGCAGCAGCAAGTGAGTTGAAGGACAAAGTTGACGATGCAAACGATGCTATCAAAGCAACCAATCCAAACAAGTTTCAGGCATTAGCATCATTCGCAGCAAGTGCAGCAGGTGGCGTTAGTGCAGTTACAGGTGCTATGGGTTTGTTCGGTGCGCAGTCGGAGGAGGTGACAAAGACACTTGCAAAGGTGCAAAGTGCAATGGCATTAAGTCAGGGACTTGCATCGTTGAGTGAGATGCCGAAAGCATGGGCATCATTTAAGACATCTGCTGTAAGTGCGTTGAATGCTGTGAAAGCGGGAATAGGTGCGACAGGAATAGGATTGATTGTCATTGCGCTTGGAACTATCTATGCTTATTGGGATGATATCAAAGCTGTTGTAAGTGGTGTAAGCGAAGAGCAGAAGAAGTTAAATAAATTGAGTGATGAGAAATTAAAGGGGAGTCAAAAAGAATTAGATGCGGTAAGCGGACAAGAAAATATATTAAAGTTACAAGGGAAAACAGAAAAAGAAATTTTGCAAATAAAGATTGCAAAGACAAACGAAACAATTAAAGATGCGGAGATTTCTATCTTACAGGCAGAGCAAACAAAGGCATCACAGATAGAGGCATCAAAAAGAAACAAGCAAATATTAGAGGGAATAATAATGTTTGTCACAGCACCATTGCAATTATTAATGGGTGCTATTGACCTTGCAGGAAAAGCGTTTGGTCAAGACTTTGGGTTGAGAGAAGGTCTTACAAGTGCGGTTGCTAAATTTGTTTTTGATCCAGAGAAAGTTGAAAAGGATGCAAATGAATCTATCATAAAAGCAAAGGAAGGTCTTGCTAAATTAAAGAACGATAAGGCAGGTTTTCAGTTAGCAATTAATGCAATAGACAAGACTGCAAACGACAAATCAATAGCAGACGCAAAAGCAAGTTCTGATGAAAAGATTAAAATAAAAGAAGATGAACTAAAAGCATTAAAAGAATTATCAAATAAGTCTGTCGATGAACAAATAAAGGCAGAGCAAGAAGAAGAAATAAGATTAGCAAAAACTGCACAGGAAAGATTAAGAATTCTCTTTGAAAGAGATCAAGCAGAATTAATAGCATTAGGTAAAAAACACCTAACAGAAAGTCAGGAAGATATTGATATTAGGAGTTCTGTGCAAACACGATTAAGGTTAAATCAAAGAAAATTCAATGATGAATTAGCGGCGTTAGACAAAACTGATAGAGAAAAGAAATTTAACGAAATACTTTCTGATCAAGAGAAAATAATTACAGATTCGCAAACATCATTATCATTAAAGTTAGATGCATTAAATATTGAGAATGAGGCAATAAAATTAAATCAAGATTTAACTGACGAACAACGAGAAAAGAAAATACAAGAGAACGAAGATAGAAAAGTTGCAATAACCAAAGCAGCAAGACAAGCAGAAGCAAAGATTGCGATGGACTTGGCTGTCACTTCAATAGCAGGATTGCAAACTTTATCAGATTTGGCATTCGCATCTAAATTATCAAAGACAAAAAAGGGAAGCGAAGAAGAAGAAAAGTTGATGCGAAAACAATTTAAGGCAAACAAAGCATTGAATCTCTCAACTGCAATCATCAACGCAGCACAGGCACAACTTTCTATCTTGGCACAATATCCAAAGTTCGATGGTGGATTCGCAATGGTAGCAGCAATGGTTGGTGCAGGGATAACATCATTAGCATCTATTGCAAAAATAGCAGCAACACAATTTGACACTACAAGTGCAGGAGGCAATGAGCCACCACCAAGTTTAAACGCAGCAGCAGCGACAGCAACAAGCAATTCACAACCATCTACATTGCTCAATCCTGATGGAACGGTAGCTAACAACACAACACCAACACCAACACCGATACAAGTGTATGTGGTGGAATCAGATATTACATCGACACAGACACAGGTGGCGGTGGTACAAAATCAAATGAATTTTCACTAAACTAAAATAAAGACAATGAAAAAATTAATGACTTATGAACTTGACATCAACGAAGATGAAGCTGCTGAAAGCGGTGTGGACTACGTTGCACTGGTTGACGATCCTGCAATCCAAGAGAATTGGATGGCATTTGAAGCACAGAAATCTTTTGCTTTCAAAGTGTCTTCACCAGAACGCAGAATCATAACAGGTGCAGCCATGATTGCCGACATGCCTATCTATCGCAAGGATGATGCAAGAGGCGAGTACAATGTAGTGTTTCGAAAACCTGTGATTGAAAAGATTGTCAAGAAGTGGGCGAAGCTCAACAAGTTCAACAATGTGAACATGATGCACGAAGAAGGCACACAAACAGAAGGTGTGTATTGCATTGAATCATTTATCATTGATTCAGAACGTGGCATCACCACACCGAAGATATTTGACAAGGCAACTGATGGAAGTTGGTTTCTTTCTTATTACATCGAAAATGACGTAGTTTGGAACGAGTTCATCAAGACTGGCATGTTCAAAGGATTTTCTGTTGAGGGTATGTTTGGATTTGAGATCAAGGCACATGCAGAGGTGGTTGAGGTTGATTCCGATGAAAAGCACCTACGCACTATCTTACAGATATTAAATTCATAAAATGGTACACATTTAATTTTTCTACTTAATTAATCAAACAACTTAAATCATGGCAGACAAAACAACATTCATTTCAGAATTAGCGACACTTGTTAAAAAACATTTGTCACCAACAAAATTGAATTTCAAAGACATCATGTTACCTGATGGAAGCACACTTCGTTATGAGGGTGATATGCCAATGGTACAGACACCTGCAACCGTTGTTCAACCTGATGGAACAGAACTTCCTGCACCTGATGCTATCTACGAAATGGAAGATGGAACAGCTATCGAAGTTATCGAAGGCATCATTGTAACAGTTACACCACCAGCAACAGAAGTGGAAACACCGGAATCAGCAATGCCAACGACACCAACAGAAATGGAGAACAATACTGCAACAGTTAAGACACTTATCGAAACGCACACCAAAGAGCATCACTTTACAAAAGAAGAAGTGACATCTATGTTGGAGCAGTCGGTAGTTGGCATGACAGAAAAATTTGCAACAGCAACAAAAGAACTTGCGGACAAGATAGAAGTAATGGAAGGTTATAATTCAGATTTGAGTGCATTGGTATTAAAGTTCAGCGAACAACCAGCCGAAACATCTGTAAAGAAACTACCAGTAAACTTGAAGTCAGAGCCAACTTCTAAACGTGAAAGTTTAGAGGAGTATCGCAATCGAATGAACACACAAAAATAATTCATAAAAAATAAACTAAAAAAAAATAAACAATGGCAACATTTTCATTAGGCGGTCTATCCGCTTACACAGAAGAAAACAAAGCAGACATCGTGACCAAATCCATTCTTGGAGCAAGAACAATGGGACTTATCGATGTTCGTGCAGGTATCAAATCAGCAATGAAGATTCCAATTCTTGACACCACATCTAACTTCCAAGTTGGAGGATCATGTGCATTCAACACATCTGGAACAACAACAGTAACACAAACAACTATCACACCAGTTGCTTTGAAATTAAACATGTCATGGTGTCCATCAGAACTTGAAGCATATTTCACACAGAAGTATCTTAAAGCAGGTGCATTGTACTCTGGTACTTACGATTCACAAGATGGTATCGACAATGCTTTTTTCACAGCAATCACTGACCGAGTTCAACAATACATCAACAAACAAGTTGAAGCGATGTTGTGGTTAGGTAACACAGCAACAACTGCTGATCCTAACTTGAAGTTGATGAATGGTTTCATCAAGACAATCGACACAGCAGCAACAGCAGTAGCAGCAACACCAACAGCAGCTATCACATTGTCAACTGTTCGTGGCATATTTGAGGAAATCATTTTCCAAAAGATTCCAAACGCAATATTGAATGACAATCCAGTTGTATTCTGTTCACAAGAAGATTACCGTTTACTTTTAAACAAACTTTGGGTTGACAATTTGTACCACTACATTCCGACAAGTGGAGAGAATGCAGGTCTTGAATTAACATATCCAGGAAGTAACGTGAAAGTAATTGCCGTTCCAGGTTTGAATGCCGATAACGGAACAGGTCTGCCGACAGCAGCAAAGCATCGTATCTTTGCAGGAACAGCAAACAACTTCGTTGTAGGTGTTGATCTTGAAAATGACATACAGAACTTCGACCTTTGGTATTCAAAGGACAATCGTGAAGTTAGAATGGTAATGGACTTCAAACTTGGTGTTGCGAATCACTTCACAGACCAAATCGTTCAGTACAAAAATATCTAATAATTAACCAAGAAATGGGAGTGGGGTAACCTGCTCCCATATCTTAAATACGAAATAAGAAATGGCATGTACATTAGTAAGTAGTTTCCCTATCGGATGCAGAGCATCAGTTGGTGGAATTCAAGAAATAAAAATAAAGGCATTGCCGACAGATGCAATCATTGCTGCTCAATACACACTTACAAGTGGTGTTGTTGCAATAACAGGAGCATCATTGTCAGGATGGTACACACTATCTTGTGAGAAACAAACAGCGAATCTTAAAGATTCAGCAACTGTGAATGTTCAGAACGGAACAGTATTCTACACAGAAACTTTGGTGTACATCTACAATCAACTACAAGCATCATTCCGTAACGAATTGCAGAACTACGCACAAGCACGAGTTCAGATAGCAGTTAAGGATCGCAATGGTAATATCTGGTTGTTAGGTTATCTTCGTGGACTTGATTTGAGTGCAGGTGAGTCTGATTCAGGCACAGCAGATGGTGACCGTAGCGGTTACTCATTAACATGGACAGGAATGGAAATTGCTCCAATTGCATCAATGAGTTCAGCGAACTACGCATTGTTAGTAACATAGAATTGTTTTCATAGTGGAGTAAGGTTTGAGAGTTCTGGTAGTAATATCAGAACTTTCTTTTTTTTATACAAATGGCTATTCTTTACTTATATTAATATGTTAAAGGTTACAAGAGGTCAATCGAATGGTGTTGTGTTTACGTTAACAGAAAAGACAACATTGTCATCACCTTACTTTTTAGTCGTGTTCAATAACTTGGCAACAAATGAACTTGTGTATGCTATCTGTCCAGATACATCAACACAGACAACCAGATACAACCTACTCACGATAATTGAATCGAACACATCCATTCCATTGTCAGGGCAGGTGAAGTTGGTAGAGGGGACATATCAGTATAAAGTATATGAGCAGACAAGTTCATCAAATCTTGATCCATCACTATCAACTTCATTAGTTGAAACAGGACTACTCAAAAGCACAACCACAGCAACAAGCTCATTCATCGACAACACATATACAGAAGAATTCGTATGGCAGAATTAACAAATATTCCAACAGCATCACAAAGATTCTTGACCTTCGGCAATCAAGACCTTCCTGCATTCGTAGAAAAGAAAGACAAGCACTATGTGTTGTTTGGGCAGTTCAATGACTATCCCTATTATCTTATTGACCTATACACAAGGAGTGCGTACCACAAGACAATCATTGACCAGAAGGTAAGGTATCTAACTGGCAATGGATGGACTTACGATGCACGAACAACAACGGTGCAGAAACAATCAATGGTGAATGATTTCTTGACAAAGAACTTCGGCAACGAAACATTGAATCAGGCATCACAGAAGTGGGCGAATGATTTAGAGCTGTTCAATGGAATGGCAGCAGAGGTCATCTACAATAAGGGTGGCTCACTTTCTCAAATCAATTACATTGACTTTGCGAATGTTAGAAGTAGTCCTGATAAAAAGAAATATTATTACACATCACGTTGGTACACATTGGATGGGGTTGGCAATCGCAAGATGAACAAAAATCCAGAGAATGAGCCAGATTACAAAGTGTTTGATGCGTATGATAAGGAAGCGACAAATAAGAAGTCACAGCTTTACTACTTTTCCGTTTACCATCCCAACCAACAAGTCTATCCTTTACCATCTTATAGTGGTGCGGTGATTTGGATAAATGTTGACATTGCACTTTCTGACTTTCATTATCA